TGACTGCCTACGGCAAGGAGCAGAAAACCGAGTTCGGAACTATTTTCATCGACCGGGACGCTGACGGCTACTCCAGCGCGTCCGGCATTGTCTCCATTGAAAACGGCATCGCAACCCTGGGCGATAACGGTTCGGTGACCTACAGCTTTAAGGTGGAGTCGGCGGGAACCTACGATGTGGCGGTGCGGCTCTGCTATCCCTTCTGGGACAAGAACGGCATCTATGCGGCGCTGGACGGCAGCACAAAGCACTTCACGGAAAGCCGCCTGTGGTGGCCGTACTGGCGGAGTACCTTCTGGGCGTCCCTCGCAAGCGGTGTAACGCTCTCAGTCGGGACGCATACCATCACCATCTCTCTGGACGTCAAAGGCGTCCAGTTTTACGGCTTCCGCGTCTGCTCCGCCTTTTCCGAGGAACCTACCGCCGGGGAGGCCACCTTCGCCCTTGCGCCCAGGAGTTTTAAGGATGTGGACGGCAATATGGCCGTACCCGATAAAGGTTTCAAGCTGACTTTGGAAATGCTCCGCAGGAAGCCGGATTCGGCGCTCATCTGGTATGAGGACTTCCAAGATTACGGTGTGCTGGAGACGGACTACTGGACGGTGCGCTCCGGCTCCTTCGAGGTGTGGCGGTCGGATGAATATTCGATGGAGCGTGTCTACTCCCAGCTTGAAGGGCATGGGGAGCTTGCGTGGCAGTATGACGGCTTTTCGGAGCTGCATCTGCGGGCAAGGCTGGCCTTCCCGGCAAACGGGAGCGGACGGGCCGGCGTATTCTGCGGCAGCCTGTTCTGCTGCTTAAACTACGACACCCAGGCGGTGGAGCTATACAACGGCTCCACGCTCCTTGGCAGCTACAGCCAGGAGATCACAAGGACTTTCTCGGAGGACCTGCGGGGCAATCCTACCATGTACACGGTGGAGATGCGCGTCCGTGGGAACCGGGTGCGGGTGTATTCCGGTTCTTCCTACACCCTGCGCTTCACGGCGACAGCCAGCGGCTTTTCCGGGGGCT